AGGGCGAGATGGACGACTTGCTTCTTAGCAAGATGACCCCAGAGCTGCGGGATAGATTCATTGCTGCACGTGACAACTTTAGAGAGAACCGTATCCCATTTGAAACAGACATTGGAGGATTAATCCTTCGGACTGACAAAGGCAGGTCTGTGACGACTCCAAAGCAGGCACTAGACAATCTGTTCAGCGACCCTGCGAATCCAGGTCGATACATTGAACTTGTTCGTGGAACTGACCCGCAGTCTGTTCCTGGTGCTATCAGGCAGCTTCAACAAGGATATCTTGCTCGCTTGGGTGCAGTTCAAGGACGCGAACTTCCAGAAAAGGGTCTTGCATACAATGAAGATGTCCTAATGTCCGTATTCGGTCGAAATGCAGATGGTTCTGCAAACCCAGCCAAAGGTCAGGCAATGAAACTTGGACTTGATGAACTTAATGCTGCATTAGAGGCAGTTGGCGTGAAGTTCTCAAAGTTTACCGACACGACTAAGGCTAGGAATCTATTGATTGATGATATTGCGAAGCTCCCTGATGCCCTTGATCAAGCGACAAGGAAAAGGGTTGTTGCTGAGATCCAAAAGAAAGCGAAGCTCGCGTATCAAGCAGAGAAGATGTTTGACAATAAGGTCATTGAGACTGTTGTTAAACAGAAAGGCATGGGGAACACTGTCAGCAACGATGATTTTGCTGCTGCGATGTTTGGTGCTAATCCAGCCAAGATCAAGGAAACCATGAAAGCCATGTCTCCAGACGAGACGACTAGGGCTAGAACGGCAATGGCAAGGTGGCTATTTAAGGAGTATCCGCCAACATACGAAAAGACCCAGCGCACTGGGGTTGGACTTTGGGACCCAGATAAATTTCTACGAGACTTTAACGGTAACACTGGCCTGCGACAGCAGATGGAAGCTGCTTTTGGGAAAGAGTTTACGAAGGACATGCAGGCAGCCTCCGTTGTGTTGCGTAGTTCCCGTATGGCTCCCTCCCAGAGTGCGACCTCGCCTTACCGCATGACAGTTGGCAAGGAGGGTCCACAAGGCTACCTCGCAGGGAAGGTTGACGACTACGTTCTGAATCCGATCCTTGCGGCGGCCTATGGTTCCAACCGACTTCAGCCGTTTCTAAAATTCCTTGCCAAGAACCCAAACCCGGCTCAAGTTGCTCGGCAAGCGGACGCAGTAATGAAATCGACAATCACCTCCAACAAGGGGATTGGATTGCTGATGGACATTGCGTCAGACGATGCCGACACTGCTTCATGGTTGATGGACCGCATTGGCGCATCGGCACAAGCAGAACGAGACATGCTGCGGAAATACAAAGTTCAAGAACAATGAAACCAAAGAGCAAAAGCCAAAAGCAAGTCCGATACCTCTTAAGCAAGGTGTCGCCACTAACCAACAAGGAGCAGTCCAAGCTCAAGCGAGAACTGCATACCGGCAAGGTTAAGATCAAGACATCCAAATGAGTGACGAAGCATTAGCAGATGCTAATGCGATAGACAGTGCCGAAGCCATGAGGGAATTCATGGCAGAAGTCGTAGAGAGGGCGAAACAGTTCCCTCGTAGCTGTCTTGAGCGCAGGCATCCGCATGTCGCGGCTAAAGCATTGTGGTTGCTTGCCCAGGGTGCGCCCATCAAGGAGATCGCAAGGATCACCAAGATTGGGCATATGGGCATTCGGTCGCTTGAATGGCGGCACAACGACACTCTGGAGACGAAGCGCAAGGAGTTCTCGCAGAAATATGCGATGGCGGCAGCGGAGTTCACCGACTTGCTTTTCGAGAAGGCTGAACGTCTCGCCAACAATCCTGACGAACTGGCGAAGATCTCCCCGGAGAAACTCGCCCTTACCGTTGGCATCATGACCGACAAGGCTGCCCAGTTGTCCGGTATGGCATCGGTTACCGTGGAGCATCGTCGAGGACCGTCCATTGACGACGCAGCCAAGGTGATCGAGGAGGCTAGAATGCGTATTGCGAACAAAGTCCGTAGCGAGGCAGTCGATGCTGAACTGGCGTAAACACCCTATCCTGACTCCTCCTAGCGACGACGAGATCGCGGAGATGAGTCCAGACGACCTCATCAAGATCCACACGATCTACCATGAGGCTATCGAGAACGCTGAACGAGATCCGTATTACTACGGATTCCGTCTACCTCACTGGGGGAAAGCCGAGGAGCAACTGAACAATGTCGATGAAATTCTTGCATTAGGAGGTAACAGGTCAGGGAAAACACAATTCGGCGCGTTTTGCGTAGTCCGTGCCGCATACGAAAACCCTGGGGCAGAGATCTTCTGCTTCGCCCAGACTAGCGAAGTTTCCATCCGCCAGCAGCAGAGTGCCATCTGGAACTGGCTACCCGCCGATCTTCGGACTAAGCACACAAGCTCTGGAACCTACATCTCCTACAAGAAGAAGACTGGGTTCACGGACAACTCGCTGATCCTACCCAATGGCAGCCAGATCATCTTCAAGACCTACAGTCAGTATCAGAATAATCCAACCATCCTAGAAGGTGCGGAGCTTGGCAGCAAAGACCCGAAGTGGCATAACATCGGTGTATGGCTTGACGAGTATCTACTCGGCAACGAGTTGATCACGACGCTGCGCTACCGTCTGGCTACCCGCAACTCCAAGATGATCGTGACGTTCACGCCAATCGACGGGTGGACAGAGGTCATCAAGGAGTATCTGGATGGCGCGACGAGCATCGAGAACAAGCCTGCTGAACTGCTCAACGGAGAACTGGTCCCATACGTCCAGCGGAGCAAGCGAAGGAACGCTACGATCCACTACTTCCACTCGCAGGATAACCCATTTGGGGGATACGAGCGCATCAAGGAGACGCTGAATGGTAGACCACGCGAGGAGATTCTGATCCGCGCTTACGGGGTTCCAGGCGAGTCACACGGGACCAAGTCTCCCAAGTTCAACAAGGAGGTCAACGTGGTCCATCCAGACCGCATCCCCACCAAGAACATCACCCGCTACCATGTCGTGGACCCTGCTGGTTCCAAGAACTGGTTCATGTGCTGGATCGCGGTGGACGAGAGCAACACGTTCTGGGTCTACCGAGAATGGCCCGGAGTGGACGTTGGAGACTGGGCAGAGTGGAAGGGCGGCAAGTGGATGCCTGGACCTGGGGCGAAAGGTCAAGGATTCGGCATCCGCGACTACGTTGAACTGATTTCGGAACTGGAGGACGGAGAGGAGATCTTTGAGCGTCTGATCGACCCTCGACTTGGAGCCGCCAAATACCAGTCAGCGGACGGGGCATCTTCGATCATTGAGGATCTGAACGACGCTGGACTGACCTGTATTCCCGCCCCAGGGCTGGACATCGACGACGGTCTACAGGCACTCATCAGCAAGATGTCTTGGGACACGACCAAGGAGGCAGACGCCATGAACCGCCCCCACTTCTACGTCTCCGAGGAGTGCGAGAACATTATCCAAGCCCTGTCCGAATACACGGGCGAGGCGGGACTCAAGGAGGCGTGGAAAGACCCGGTTGACGTTCTACGCTACGCAGCAATCGCCGGGATCGACCATGTTGACGCGAAGAAAACCCTAGTTTCCCGTCAGGGAGGTGGAGGATACTAACCATGAAATACAAGCAAAGCGATATCGCAAAGAAATACAATGTAACTCCAGCGCAGATCAAGAAGTTCCGAGACGGTCATATGACCGATGATATGTATTGGAAGGAAGGAGCTACGATCTACTGGAGTGGAGATGCTAAACGACTGCTTGAATCCAGTCTGACCGTTGATCCTTGCGTCGATCCTGTAGAACCATCCAAACCGGATGAAATGCTGGATCTCGCCGTAATCCGTCAGTGTCCTAATCCAACCTGGGTAGTCGCCAACTTGGACGGGCAAGCCGTAAATGTCAAAATCCCCCGTAGATACACAAACAAACTGGTTGGCAAGCGGATAAAAGTTGCTAGAGTCCCAACGGAGACTGGCCAGTCTTATTACGAATTTGTCCAATGAGCGATCCTACCGAAGAGCAATACGAGTCTATGGTTTATGCGGACAAGGAACCCGATGTGGGTGCTTTGACCGACGCGTATGATCGCTGCCTGCTCGATCTGGATGAATACTTTGAAGCCTGTCTCCAGTCCTATGACGACAGGCGGAATATTTGGGAAGGGAAGTCTGATGACCTAAGGAAGTCTGGAGCTAATGCGTTCCCTTGGCAGGGTGCTTCCGACATGGAAGTAAACACAATTGGTCAAAGAATTGATACATATGTGTCTTTGTTCGACCAAGCTCTCCAGCGTTCCCACATCAAGGCGTTCCCAACCAGCATGGCCGCCATGCCTCGGGCAGCGGTCGTGTCCTCCTTCCTCAAGTGGATGAAGTCGTCCTACATCCCTGATTTCCGCAATCAGATGGAGTTGGGCGCGAACTACCTTCTGGAGAAAGGTCTGATGATTTCCTATGTGGGCTGGAAGCGCGAGAAGCGGTCCTACCTCCAGTCTGTGTCCCTTGAGCAGATCAACTCCCTGTCGCCAGAACTGGTGGACCTGATCATCTCTGGCGAGAACGACGACGAGGTTGTCGGCCTGATCAAGCAGGCGTTCCCTGCCCTGCCCGATAAGCGAGCCAAGAAGGCAATCAAGGAACTGCGGAAGCAAGGCGTTGCCAGCATCCCGATCCCGCGCACTACGGTGGACTGCCCTGTGGTCTACTCCTGCGCCCCTGATGGCGAGGTGCTGTTCCCGCCCTACGTCTCTGACCCGCAGCGTTCTCCCTACGTTTTCTGGCGCACTTTCCTGACGGCACAGGAGCTTGAGAAAAAAGTGGCAAACGAGGGCTGGGACGCCGACTGGGTGGACAACGCGATCAAGACCCTGCGCGGCAAGGACTCCTACTACCTGGATGGCGAGAAGCAGAAGTCTGTGGACCGTCTGCCCATTACGGACGACAACGACCTTGTGATGGTCGTCTACGCCTACCAGCGGCTCATCGACGAGGAGGACGGGTCCGAGGGCATCTACTGCACGGTGTTCCACCCGACGACCGATGGTTACGCCAAACACGAACTTCTTAACGGATACGACGACTACCCGTTTGTCGTTACCCGCCTGTCCAACAACCAGAAGCGGATGTATGAAATCGAAAACTTCTCCGACATCCTCCGTGGTTCCCAGCTTCAGATCAAGACCGAGCGTGATAGCCGGATTGACCGTGCTTCTCTGGCTACCCTGCCTCCAATCATGCATCCTGCGGGGCGACCACCGTCCGACTGGGGTCCGGGTAGGCGGGTTCCATACCGTCGCCTTGGGGAGATCGCCTTTGGTCCTATCCCACCGATGGACTCTGGCAGCATCGAGATCGAGGCATCCATGACGAACCAAGCAGACATGGCAGTTGGTCTTGACCTCCAGAATCCACTGTCCGCTGTTCGCCAGCAGTTCTACATCAACAAGTTCCTCGACCATGTGCGCGACGTTCTAAACCTTGCGTGGAAGCTATTCCAGCGCATGGGTCCAGACGAGGTGTTCTTCCAGGTGACCGGAAACCCGAATCCGCAGGTGATGACCAAGGGCAGCGCGGATGAGGATTTCTCGATTGTTGTAGCGTTTGACTCGCAGTCGTCCGATCCAGAAACGGCAGAGACCCAGTTGAAAAACATGGTCAGCCTGTTACAATTTGACCGTAATGGTCGAGTCGATGTTGATAAACTACTGGAATTTACTGCTGCTTCTATTAATCCGATCTTTGCTGATTATGTGCTTAGACCGGCTGAGGAATCCCAGCAGCAGGTGACCAAGGGGGTCACTGACGACCTCTCTAAGATCTTCTCTGGCATCGAGGTTCCCGCGCAGCCTAACGGGGCGCAGGTTGCCTTGCAGCTTGTCCAAGCATACGCCCAGCAGCCTGACGTCGCCCAGCGTCTACAGAGCGACCAAGCGTTTGCAGAGCGTCTCCAGAAATACGCGGCCCAATATCAGTTCCAACTCCAGCAAGCGCAGAACGCGGAGATCGGTCGCATCGGCACGGCTCCCGCCCAGATGGGTGGAATTCAAACTCAAGGAATCAATCAATAAATCAAACAAAATTATGGCATCTAAAATTGGATCTGGAAATCGTGGGTTGAAATACGAATACGAAATCCTAAAGAAAAGCGTTGGAGACTTCATGAGGATGACTCCACAACAGAGGGCTAAAGAAGGACAGCTTCAAAAAGCGTTGTCTTCAAGTCCTATTGACAAACAGCTAATCAATAAAGGTCGTAGGCTTGATCTTGAGGCTAGAGTGAACAAGGAGATGGCTGACCAGAAATACAAGTCGCGAGGAACTCAATCGTCTTCGGTGCGCCGAGAAATGAAGTGACCCATGAAGAAGTCAAAGAACAAAGCAGGATCGGCTGAGAAGTCGATGAAAGCCTACTTCGACTACAAGCTCAAAAGCGAAAAGCAGGAGGCGAAGATGGAGAAGCAAGAGAAGCTCATGGAGCGCAAGAAGGAGAAGAAAGGTCGCCGTGACTGTGGCTGCGGCTATTGAACCATGAAGAAGCCAGAAATGCTCAAGCGCAAGGATGGTTCCTACTCCCAACGTGGGATGTGGGACAACATCCGTGCCGCTAAAGGTTCCGGCAAGCGTCCTACCAAGGATATGCTCAAGCAGGAGCGGAAGATCAAACGCGCATCTAAATCCAAGTAGAAATCACCAATGAAGAAATCCTACGGGAAAGGCAAAGGCAAAGGTAAAGGCTGCAAGTAATCGTTATGGAAAAGCGATTCAAGAAGGTCGTCACCAACTCGCAGACGGGGCGGAAGAAGACCGTGCGTTACGGGCAGAAGGGCGCAACTATTAGCCCAGGCACAAAGCGTGGCGACAGCTACTGCGCTAGATCCAACGCGATCAAGGGTGACTGGCGTAGCGATAAGAACTCACCCAACAGCTTAAGCAGAAAAAAATGGAAGTGCCGGGGCGACAAGTCCATGAAGTAACCATCAAGCAACGATATGACCCCCATCCCAAAACCAAGTGTAAACCAAGCAGTCGCGGCACTCAGTGACCGTGACGAGTTCAAGGTAATCGTCCAGTTCATCAAGGACGAGCGAGAGCGTTTCTTCGGAGATCTCCGTCAGGCAGAGACGCCTAATGACGTAATGAAAGTCGCAGGCTCAATCTCGACACTTGACGAGATCATCCAACTGCTCTCTTGACAACTTCGCGTTCTCGCTTACAACTCGCGGCGGAGGGAGTGGTTACCCTCTTCGTTGCATAGTGTTTATCGTTGCATAGTGTTGGGCCTCTAGGGAGTTAGCTCTTTTCTCCCTAGAGGTCTTACTATTTCTGCTTGCGACGGTCAGGTGAAATTGGGTGCAATTCGATTTTAGTGATTTCCCTTCCGATCTGTCGAGACAATTTCTGCTTGACGGTAATACAGATTTGGTATCCACTCCAAGCATCGCCTTCGCCAATGGCGTATAAATTGGTGTATTACGCATGAAAGCAACCGATCCGTCCATCGCTGGGGACGAAAATCCAGTGTCAGATAACCTCAGTTTTGAAGAGCTTATTGCTCAACGAACTGGGAAAGCATCCGCCCGATTGGAACCGACAGACGCGCAGCCCGAGGAATCTGAAGAATCCGAAGAACAAGCCGATCCTGCCAGCGAAGAAAGCGAGGAATACGGTGAGGATTACGAGGAAACCGAAGGCGAGGCAGAAGCTGAGGAAGACGGGGAGGAACAAGTAGACCTGTTGAATCTGACTCCAGAGCAGCTACAGGAGCTTGCGAAAACAGCCAAGAGCCGATTGCTCGATGACCTGGGGAAGACCCGCAAGGAGAACCGCCAGATCAAAGAGGAACTCGCTCAACTGAAGGAGCAACTCAGTAGCCCTCAAAAGCCAGCAAGGGAGATCCCTCAAGAAGAAAATCCTTTCGGTAAACTCGACTCGTTCGATGCCGTGAAGGAGAAGTATTTGGAAATGGAGCAAACCCTTGAAACGACAGACGCGCTCCTTGAGGAATACGAAGACTACGGGCCGGATGACCTCATCACTGTCGGTAGTCAGGAATTCACCAAGAAGCAAATCCGCAAAGCCAACCGAAATGCTCGGGAAGCAATTACGAAATACCTTCCGGCACAGCAACAACAGCTTGCCAAGGTAGCCCAGTATGAGCAACTCGCCCAGCAATACTCGCAGGCAGCGCGGAAGGAGGTTCCAGAAGTCGAAGACGCTGAGTCCGAGATTGGAAAGAACTTCCAGAGTCTACTCGCTGACCCGCTAGTTGGGAGAGTTCGCCGGGAGATCCCGGAACTGGGGATGCAGATTGAATACCTTCTGGCTCACGCTGTAAGGTCGATTTACGGGAGGAAGTCCAAATCTATCCAAGCTGGAGCAGGAACGAAGTTGAAGGCAGAACCGCCCGCTTCGCCTGTTGGGTCCGGTGCGGCTAGGTCTGGGAAGAATCCTAAAGCGAAAGTTCAAGATGCTTTCAACAGGTTTGAGAAATCAGGCAATGTTGAAGATTGGGTTGCAGCACGAATCGCCAAGCTCAAATAACTCTCACTGACTACTT